CGACCGATCACCGAAGGCCTCACCGGCTCGGACCTACCCAGGGCGTGCCCCCGGTGCAACACAAGGGCGGGGAGGGAGGCCCCCGATCCGCTTCGGTGGAAGCCCTTTTAGCCCCCAGGGCCAGTGTATGCGGCTCCATGGTGATTCAGGGCACAGCACGTCGGATGAGGGCTGTTGACGGGGTGGATGGGGCTGCTGTGCAAGGGCTGCGGCTGCCGACTGGTGAGGCCTGTAGGGCAGGGCATGCGCGGGACCAAGGCTCGCCTCGGGCCCATCGGTGAGGCTCTGCTGGGCGGCGGATGGGCTCGTTTCCCGTGTTTTGTAGGGTTTCGCGGTCCTTTCCCAGATTCTTAACCACTCCCCCGGCCTCCATCGCCACATCGGGTAACGTTACCTCGCCTCTTCCAACGAGCCCCAAAACGGAAAAAAACTTAGCCTTGGCCCCCATTTCGAAATAAAAATGGAAAAAAGGGGAAATAGTTTCCTGGTGGTGGTGTGGGTAAGCTGCGTATGCTTTGGTAGTCTTTTTGTTTCCCTTTTCTGAGGATTTCCCTGACAGTCGTCTTTGGTGGTGGTGTTGCTCCCTTGGTTGGGTGGGGTTATCCTGTTTGGCGTTACGGGTGTTTTTGGTTTGCCATTGCCTTGGGAGTTTGGGACCGATGGGAAAGCGTCGTCATTCTGACGAGATGTTACCGAACGGCGAGACGGTTCGGGAGTTCAATCGACGTTTGAACGCTGAGCGTCGTTTTGAGCAGTACAAGCATGCGTTGATGGCTCGGGTGGCCTCGGGCGAGTTCACGAGTTTGCCGAAGGCACGGGTGGTTGAGTGTTTGAACTGGCCTCCTTTGGTATCGGACGATTCGGCATTGGACGACGAGACGGACTTTGATCTTGCTGATCCGGAGGACGCTCCTTTGTCGGCTCCGGTGAAGACGGGCGTCGATCTTGACCGTCCCGAGTCTTTGCCTCCGACTGTCGCGACGTTGCCGAAGTTCGACTTCACGGATTCACCGGAGGAGGAGGACTACTGGGCGACGTTGGATTGGGTAGCCTCTTCGTTGGGCGAGGTGGATGCTGGCAAGCCGATGGGCGATCTTGATCCACCTGGGCCTCGTGCTTGGGGGTTGTTTGTTCGTGCGAGGGAGAACGCGAAAGAGTTTTGGGCGATGTGGTCTGCTGCGGGCCGGAAGAAGGAAGAGGCGGATACGGACGCGGAGATGGATCCGGAGACGAAGTTGCAGACTCACGAGATTGACGAGATGATCGCTGAGATGGACCGGGGCACGACAGAAGGGGCCGGGATGCCGGTTCTTCCTGGTATGGTCGAAGCGGTTTCTGATGCCAAGCTTCGTCTTTCGGCGAAGTACGGCGTTCCTCTTGATGATGACGTTTGGGAGTTGCTGGCATGGATCCATTGAGCGGTTGGTGTATCGGTTGGGCTTTGGGCTCGACCGTTGTTTTGGTTTGGGTGTCCTGGTCTTTGATTCGGGTTCTGAACGTGCTGGTGGGCCGGGATGCGGAGTTGGAAGCTGCTCGGGCTGAAAACACATCCCTGGAGGTGCGAGCCACCACCGACCTTGACAACGCCCTGGCGGCCCGCAAGCGGTGCAACGGTTGGCAGGCGAGGGCAGAGAAAGCCGAGGGCGAACGAAGCGGTCTTTACGAGAGGTTGCAGTCGGCCGTCGACGATCGCGACAACCTGCGGAAGAAGCTCGAGAAGATTTACGCAGTCTTTACAACGGAAGATACTCATGCCGATGCGAAAGCGAAAACGCACACGAGGCCTCCGGGCACAAGCTGACCGTCTTCTGAAAGAGGGCGTGGTCACGTCGCGGCAGGCTCAGGATTTGATTCAGTTGGGGGATGCCCTGCTGCGGGGTCTGGCCGAGGAGGTGGTCGACGGCATTTCTGGAACGCTGACGATCGCCGGGAAGAAGACCCCGTTCGGGATCCAGATCGATTTGTTGGAAAAAGAAGATGACGTTGACTTCAATGATAAGAGCAAGGCTGGTCGGGGGACCAAGGGACGGTGAGACCGTCATGTTGGCGGCCGTCCGTACGCATTTGCAGTTCCCCGTGAAAAGGCGCTTGCCGGCCGAGGGGGCGTACGGGGGCTACGACCAGCGGACAGAGGTTGACACCATCACCTACGTGATGGTCAAGTACGACGTGTTCTACTTCGAGCCGCTTTGCAAGGCGATGTTTGAATGAGACGACGTAGCTTCCTTCGAGCCGCGATTGGTGCCGCGGTCTGCCACGGAGACTAGTAACGATGCCACTGCAAACATGACGCCGCGTGGAGAAGCAGTTATCTCACCGGGTTCATAACTCGGAGATCGCAGGTGCGAACCCTGCCGCGGCCACTTTGAAGGAAGAACAGGGAAATGCGGGTTCGAATCCCGCCCGTCATGATCCTTCGGGGTATTGGCGGTCGTCCAATGGATAGGACGCCCTGTGTGTGCGGAGGTAGCTCAACTGGCAGAGCAACGGAGGAGGTCGGCCCCAGACCGACCAAGTCCGCAGGTTGTAGGTTCGATTCCTGCCCTTCGCTTTTGACAATTTGATCCAGGCAACGAGACCGAGCCGGCTGGCCAGCCACTCTGTCTCGGGGCCGAGAAACCAACACGCCATACAGGGCTGTATCCCTGTGTGGCGTTTTTTCGTTTCTTGGCCTGCCTTAACTACGAGGAGACTGAAATGTCTGACGTGATCTGGAAAGCGATGGAAGTGATGCAGGGCGAGATCGCCTGTGAGATTCGTCGCATGCTCGGCGAGTCGCAACTCGATCAGGCGATGTTTGACGACGCCCAGCGGGCTCGTCGCGTTGAAGCGTTGAAGAAGTGTGCTGCCGAATCTACGTCGGATTCCGACCGCCATGAGGCGTGGATCCGGATGCACGTTGACGACGGTTGGGTCTACGGCGAGCAGTTCGATCCCAAGGCCAAGACGCATCCCAACCTGATGCCGTGGGAGGATCTCCCCGATTCGACCCGCAGTAAGGCGAAGATCTTCGACATCGTGGCGAAGACCGCCCTCAAACTGTCCTCCGCTGAGTAGAGTCCTGATGGTTTGTGCCGCCGAACCCAGAGAGTTTCGATTCCCGATGCCGGATCCCCGGTTGAAGGATGCTCGCTGGAATTTGGAGCAACGGCGGATCGCCTACGAGCGGGGCGCGACCGATCCGCGGTTTGCGGCTGCGATGCGGCAGCGGTGCAAGGACGACGTCCTGTTCTTCATCAACGTCTTCATCTGGACGTATGATCCGCGGCGAGATCCGTACTCCAAGCTGCCGATGATTACCTACTACTTCCAGGACGAAACGGTCTTGGAGTTGGTCGAGGCGGTCATGCGTGGCGAGGACATCATCGTCGAGAAGTCCCGCGACATGGGGGCAAGCTGGATCTGCCTGCTGGTCTTCCTCTGGCTGTTCATGTTCTACCCGCTCAAGTCGTTCCTGATCGGCTCTCGAGTGGAAAACTACGTTGACAAGCAGGGCAACCCCAAAGCCCTGTTCTGGAAGCTGGACTTCGCCCTCGAGCATATGCCGGCGTGGCTTCGGCCGAACATCATGCGGCTCAAGCTGCACGTTCGAAACCTCGACAACGGGAGCGTGATCGATGGAGAATCCACAACCGATGAGTTCAGTCGAGGGGATCGTCGAACAGCCATCCTGCTTGATGAATTTGCGGCGGTGCCGAATGGGCACCGAATCCTTTCCGCGTCTCGCGATGCCACAAAATGCCGAATCTTCAATTCTACGCACCTCGGCACAGGAACGGCATACTACGAACTCACCCGTGGAACGATCCGAAAGCTGAGGCTGCATTGGTCGGAACACGAGCAGAAGAATATCGGAGCCTACACTCGCAAAGGCGACGAGTTTATCTACCTCGACAGGAAGTATTGGAGGGGTCGCAAGGGCCGGCGTGAGGAGTGTCTGAAATACGACGACATCATCGCCAAGCGGGGCGTCCCGACGCCCGACGGCATGACCCGCTCCCCGTGGTTTGCCGTCCAATGCGAACGCGCGGCACACGCCGTCGAGATCGCTCAGGAATTGGAGATCGATTGTCTCGGGTCTTCGTTCCAGTTCTTCTCCGCGATCTCCATCCAGGAGCATATCGATCGGCACGCTTGTGCGCCGTTCAGGGTCGGTGAAGTCGAATACGACGCTTTGACGCTCCAGCCGAAACGCTGGCGAGACGACAAGCACGGCCGGTTCCGGCTCTGGATGCTCCTGGATGCGAACGGCATGCCGCTCACTAAGAGCGAGAAGTCGCTCGGCGCCGACATCTCGGCCGGCACGGGCTCGAGCAACTCGGCGCTCTCGGCGATCGACACCTTGACCAACGAAAAGGTCTTGGAGTTCGCCTCGCCTTACGTCCGTCCCGAGGAGTTCGGCAAGCTCTCCGTCGTTGTTGCCCGGTGGCTGGGTGAGGCGTTTATGATCTGGGAGCAAAGCGGGCCTGGCCGGCAGTACGGCGACATCGTGGTCGAATCCGGCTACGGAAATATCTACTTCCGCCGCGACGAGGAAAAAGTCGTCCCCAAAATGACGAACATCCCCGGTTGGGTGCCGACCAAAGACAACAAGCTCGCCGTGATCGGTGAGTACCGCCGGGCTCTGGAAATGCAGACGTGTGTCAACCGGTCCGAGATCGCGTTGTCCGACTGCCTCGAGTACATCTTCACCGCCGGTGGCACGGTTGAGCATTCCCGTGCTGCCAATTCGATCGATCCTTCGGGTGCGAAGAAGAACCACGGCGACCGGATGATCGCGGATGCGTTGGCCTGGAAGGGGTGCAAGTCCCGCCGGCCCTCTGTGACTGTTGCGAAGCCTGTGACGCCGTCGAATAGCTACGGCGGCCGTCAGAGTCGATTCCGTACCACTCAAACCTCACGCAAGAATGCTTGGTCGAAACGATGAACCCCAAAGATCCCGCATCGCTCAAAAGACTCTGGGACGCTGTCCTTCACAGCCGGACGCAATTGCGTGCGTTCCGTGAGAAGCGAACCCATGCTATCGGGCAGTTTGCGGGCTCCAACTACGGCGACCAGGGGGCGAATGAGGACGTTCCGCTCGGCTACATCGAACTGGCTGTCCAAACGTATCTCCAGCAGTTGGTTGGCGGGGCGCCTCGGGCGTACACCGCAACCACCAACCCGCAACTCAAGCCGGGGGCCGCAGATCTCAAGTCGGCGCTCGACCGCACCGCCGAGAAGATCCACCTCGAGGAGACGATGCTCGACGTGGTGCAGGACGCCATGTTCGGCCCCGGTATCGTCAAGGTGGGGATCTCCGAGTCCGAACGCGACTCCTGGTGGAACGGCGTCGGCGAACCGTTCGTCGAGTGGATCGATCTCGACGACTGGGTCCAGGACATGCAGGCCAAGCGGTGGGCCGACGTCTCCTTCATGGGCCACCGCTACCGCCTTCCTCTCGACGAAGTGAAGAACAACGAGGCATTCGACAAGGATGTCCGGAAGCGGTTGCAGGCGAGTCAGAAGCTATCGACCACCGAAGGCGGCGACGTCAAGGCGGAGTCGATCGCGTACGG